TTGTGTACCTTTTTCAAATGCGGATGTCATCATGTCGCTGGCTACCCAGTCTTCGAGGCCTTGGGAAGCCCCCCACCACACGAGCCCCTGCCCGTTGGCCGCGTTCCATGCCGCACTTGGCAAACCCGGAATTGCGGTCAGGCGGATCGAATGTTCGGTAACAAGCCCGCTCAGGTGCGTCATCGTGGCCGCGATAGCCCGCTTGGAATCAGGAACAGCCAAGTGAACTTGCAATCGAGCCACCTTACAGCCCCCATTTTGCTGATAGGTAGTCTTCGACCTGCGAGATTTCCGAAGCCGTCAACAGCCGGTTGTAGTGGATCATTTCCGCTTCGTAAATCGTTGCGGCAGATGCATCCCAGTTGTTTTGCCAAGTCATGTTTGTGGAATTGAACGCCGCGTTCGATGCCAGATTAAGCGTCACGAATGCCGCTTTGTCACGCCTTAAGGCAACTTGCTGGCCAGCAATGTCAAAGCTCGCGACATACAAGCTCATGTTGGCCGTGAACCAGTTCGTTCCAAAAACGGTATTTGCGGTGTCGTTGTATGATCCGTGAAGAAATAGGTGAAATTGATTTGTTCGCCATATCACCGTGTCCAGAAACGCCGTGTCCGCCCGGTGCCATCCGCCGGGAAGCGTTCCGCCAACATTCTTAAATACCCGAAACTGCGTGCCCGTGTTTCTGTTTGTGCCGAAGAAACCGCTTGACGCTGCCGATCCGGTTACAAGCCGCGTCGCACCAGCCGCGTCGGTAACGATAAGATTCTTCCCGTTCTGCGTCTGCGTGCCCCATGCGGGCCTGAGCAATGCGTTCGCTTGCGCTGCGTGCCTTGCGTTGCCGCTCTTGTCGTTCCACTGGCTGACGTTGTTGGACACGTCCAGCGAGATCGTCGACGCGTCCGATGCATCCAACCACAAGGCAAGCCCGGCAAGGTCCGTCGGCACGAATGCCGCGACGGCTTCGAGGTCGATGATGTCTCTTTGCGCCGGGTTCATTCGATTATGTTCAGCGTGGTGTTGGTGGCGTTGGCCTTGCAGTAAGTAGCCTTGCCGACCGGCAGATAGATCGGCGTGTTTGCCGCCACGTTAGCCGTGTCGTTGGCCGACGAAGGCGAAGGGCCATCGGCCAGGATGATGTCAACGCCCGGCGTGCAGCGTGCCAGGGACTGCCCTGCGTGGATTTCGGTGTAGGTGGCGTTGTTAATGGCTATTCGCTTCACTGGCTGAGAATCCTTTTGACGTCGGCGTTTTTGTTGGTAAGGCTCAGGCGGATGAATGGGCGGTTCATGCCCAGCTCGAGATAGCTGCCGTATCGCACGCCCGGGCCGATCCGGGCCGTCAGGGCGTCCGGGTTGCGCTCAATTGCGATCGATTGCGAAAGCTGCCCGGTCTGCTTGAACGGGCTTTGGCCCGGCTTTGAGCGTCGCACGCCGTACCTCAGGCGCTTGGCCCGCTTGCCCGTGGCCCGGTTTTTCACGCTGCCCATTCCGGCACCGTCAACCAGGGTCGTCAGCCGAATCATTTCACGCTGCACGGTAAAAGCCGCGGCATCCACGCGACGCATGAAAACCAGCCGATTCAGGCGACTGACTTCATCGCGGTTGATTTCAATGCGGTCAAGCCGCGTGCGCCTCATGCCAGCACCTCCCGGCACAAAATCCGAACCACGCGGCCAAACCCGGCTGAATCCAGTTCCGAATCAACGTCGAAACGTCGCCCGTCAACGCGCACCTGCCAGCCCGGCCCGAGGCCTAGCCGTGGCCCGTCGATCTGGATCGCGTGCGTCAAAATCAGCCCGTCACGCCCGAGCGTCTCGCCCCGCGCCGGACTCAGCGGCACAGGCTGGGAGCAGCTTCGCGTGAACACGGCCGGCCCGAAGACGTCACCCGCGACAGCCCCGCCGCCGCCGCGTGTTTCGTCGGCCTGGTGGATCGTGCAGGAGGTTGTGAGGAAGTCACTATAGGCCATCGTTTCACCCGATCACGTGCTTGCCAGGCCGCCGGTAAGGTGCCAGCAGGGCAAGCCCCGCACGGCCAAAGCATGCGAACCGCCCGCCCGTCGTGTCGGCCTTGCTGCCTCGCGTGTAGCTGTACTGCCCGGCGAAAGACTCGCCAGCCAGCATCGGGTCGCGGTCGAAATCGCGGGCCATGTTGACGACACCCGCAACGACGGCCTGCTTGATGTCCTCGGGAATCGTCAGGTATCCGCCCGTATAGGTCACGACAATGTTATTGGCCCCCTCGGGAAACCACGGAGCAAAATTGGGGCTTCCCTGCCCCGTGCCACGACGCACACGTCCTGTCTCGGCGTCATGTACGAAATCCGTGATTTCATAGCCGTTGACGTAGATGGACTCAATCGCCAAAACCGGCGTGCACTGCAGAAAGATTTCCGGCCACGCGCCGCCGTCGTGGTACTCCACCCGGCCAACCTGAATCGAAAGCGGCCGGCGGCAATAGCTTTCCGCCAGTGCCGAGGCCGCCGTAATGAGCCGCGCCGCGTCCGTGCGGGTCTGGTACGCCGTGGGCAGGTCGGTGATGTCAATCAAGTCAGCCACGTTTCTGCCCCGTGCGGTCTATCAAATCTTGGCGTAATCGCCCTTCGCCGCGGCCGCCTGCGAGCTGTGCGCGGTGTACGCCAGCGGATTCCGCAGAATCTCCTGGGCCAGAATCCCGTCGACGACGGCGTTGGCCGTGCCACGGTTAACGACGGCCCGCACGTAGCGAACCTTCGGCTTGTACACCTCGACGACAAGAATCTTGTTCGTGTCGGTGTCGGCCGCGTTGGCCGTCTGGATGACGTTGCCGCTTGACGAATCCTTCAAGTCGGCGGCGTCGGCCTGGTTTGCCAGGCACGCGCCTTGCAGCTTGAGGCTCGTCACCTGGTTGGCCGTCAGCGCGCCCAGCATGGCGATAAATCGAACGCCGTCGGCGTTGGCGCAGTCCACCCAGGCACTGTTCACGGCAGTGGTGCCGGCCGCGACCGCGTTCGAAACGCGAATCGGAAGGACCGACGTTGAGAGCTGATATCCTGTGGGCACTTTCAGTCAGTCCTTTCTTAGCTTGACACCTTCTGAGCCTTGAACTTGTAAGGTTCCACCAGGTCGCCGCCGTAACGCAGCTTGGCAACAACCTCGGTCATGTTTTCCTTCGCCCGCGTCTGGTCCAGAATCTGGATCGAAATGTTCGAGCGCGTGAGCGAAACATAGCCAGAGAAGTCGCCGAACAGAATCGGGAACGTGCTCGCGCTAACGGCTGGCATCCATTCGGACCAGACCACCGGGAAGCCTTCCAGCGTGGCCCCGGACGGGCCGACGAGCGATCCGCCGTTGGGGCTTGTCGGGTTGCCGAAGACGCGGTCGCCGTTGGCCGTCCGCAGGCTGGCAATCGTCTTGCCCGCCTTGGTGCGGCCCATCAAGATCCGGGCCGGTTCGATGTACTGCTCCGGCAAGGTCCAAAGCAGGTTCGACAGGCCGGTGTCGGTCAGCGTCGAGGCCGAGCCGCTGTTGACGGACGAAATCTTGAAATTGCCGAAGCCGGTGGCGTCGACATAATTCATGATTCCGTAAGGACAACCCACGCCGTCGCCGTTGAGGATGTCGTTCTCACGGTCGACGACGGCCGACTTCGACAGCTCATCCTGAAACCAGCTTAGAAGGTCGAACGAAGCGTCTTCGAGCAAGTCGTTTTCGATCTGGCCCACCATCATCATGGTGTGCACCTGGATCTTGACCGGTGCAAAGTACGAATCGTTGTTCGCCATCACGTTCGCTTCGGTGGAACCCGACGGCTTCGAGCCGGTTTTGATCCGGCGGAATTTGTTGGAGTACAGGTCGTCCGTATCGTATGCCGACCGGTAGAACTGCACAGAATCACGCGAGGTGTTGATCTCACGCACAATCCCGCCAACGCGGCTGGGCGTGGTCAGTCGGCTGACGATTTCGTTGATGATGTCGACGGGCGCCAGGATGGCCCCGCGCTCGTCGGCCCCGGAATCGATGGCCCGGCGTTCCATGTCGTTCAGGCCGTTGCGGCCATAACGCAGGGCCTTTTCAGCGGCCGCGCGGTACTCAGCCAGACGCTTGCCGTCGTAGCCGCCGATGGCCTCAAACTTTCGTTCGCCGAATTCACGCTCGAAGGACGAATAGCGGCGCATGGCCGAAGCGTCGACGATTTCTTCCTCCGTCTGCACCGCGCCGATTCGCGTCAGTCCCCGGCGGGCTGGCGTGGCCAGGGCCGGGTTGCGGTCAGCACGCGCGGCTGCGGCCTCCAGAACGCGGAATTCGTCGACAGACTGAGCCGTCCGAAACGCTTCGATCTTTTTCGCAAGCCCGGCGATTTCGGGCGTGATTTTTCGCAGCTCGGCCCGTTCGGCGGAGCTGCTTCGATTGTCTTCCACCTTCTCGACAAGGTCACGCGCCCGAGATTGCTTCTCGGTCAGTTCGGCGACCCAGCGGGCATATTCGCGGTTAGGCTCCATTTAACGCCCCTCCTTTAGGGCCGCTTCGACGTTCAAGTCAGCGAGCAGATAATCAACCGCCAGCAACGCGCTGAGCGTCTCTTCCTGCTCGTCGTCTTCCATCTCCGTGCCCTCGGTGGGCATGGCTTCTTCCGGCGTCGTGTTCGGCGCGGGCTTGTCGCCCCGCTTGCGTTCCTTAGCCATCTCCGTGACGACGCCCTTGATGGCCTCGGCAAAGCGGCCGACGATGGCGTCAATCTCGGCCTCGTCGACGGTGCCTTCGTCTTCGGGCTCTTCCTCGGGCATGGGCGGTTCGGGCATCTTGGCCTCGGGCTCTTTCGGCTCTTTCTCGCCGTAAGGCATGTCGCCGCGCTTTGTAAGGTTGAACAGGTTTCGCAGCATCGATCGGACTCCCGAAACACGGGTTGCCGGGTTGGCCCCCCGCATGCAGATTGCGGCCTCTTCCAGCGTCACCCGCGTGAGCACGCGGGCCCCGTCCCGGCCCCGTGCCAGGTCCAGTTCTGTCGGCTCGTAGCTGTTGGCCTGCCAGTAAGCGGCCAGTTCATCCGGCCCGAGCTGCTGTTCGTCGTCCACGTAAAAGCCGATCGACATCTGCTTAATTACGTTGCGTTT